ATTGGCATCTGTTATATTAACCTTTTCTATCATATCCCTTGTACTTTTGAGGGTCGTCATTTTCGGATAAAAACGACAACCGGTTTAACATTTTGTTTTTATTCTCGTTTTGTTTAATATTTTGCTAATTAATTGGGTCTTCGTAAGTACGTTCTTCCAATTCCGCATAAGAATAGGCTACGTCCGTTCCTTTAGTTAGAATCCATATTGCACCTAATGACATGAACTCATATACTCCGCTTTTTGATATAGCGATCTTATTGCAATAATGATATTCATTATTTTCAAATGTAAGTTCATTAAATCCATCTGTTGTTACAACTGAAGTATAACCATAAGTGCTTCCCATTGCTGCATTATATATTGTCAACGAGATTTTCATCCCATTATATTGGACAGCCTCTGGAAGCATATACATACTCTGGGAAATTCGGTTTGGACGGCCATTCCGAAATTCAGAGCCAAAAGCCGGATTCAAAAAGAAATACCCCTCGTTTGCACGGAAATCATGCATCCGAACAAATGATGCATTGGCAATAATTGTCCCCTCAACTTCAACATTACGTCCCTTGAAGCTCCCAGTCAGAAAATCAAGGAGTAAGTTTGGTCGAAACTTGTTTGCCGGATTCATCGGGTCATTGTAATTAAAATCTTTATATCCGCCTACCGTTTCTACAGCAGAGCCATCGGCTTTTATTCCGTATTGCGAAAACATATACTGCCCATAGAACACCGCACTTGCCAGCTTGGCGAAATTCGCCATCAGTACCTCGATAAAGGCATACTGTATCTTGTCCATCACTACCCATGTCGCCTTACTGCCGTTTGCCGCATAGTCTGTCTTGGGGTTGACACCCTTAAATGTGCCCTCCTTAGCCAACACGTAGTATTGACCTTCACACAGTACCATCGGTGTCGATAGAGCCGTACGGGTGTAGCCTGTGGATGCGGAATATTCTCCAGCCGGATAGACCAGCGGACCGATCGGTCCCTGCTGGAGATACTTCACTTCTCCCGTCTTGCTTGCCAACGCTTTCTTTGCCATATCATGCTGCCGTTGAGATTGTCCATGAAACATTGCCGCCTGCCTGCTGGCACATAGCTTCAGTGCAGGTACCGCTTGCCGCAGCCACATTCGCCGTAGCCGGATTGAGAATGACCCCTGCCGAATCCATAAAGACAAAATAGAACAGCATATTCTTTGCCTTCGTGGTCTGTCCCCGCTTGACAAGGATAGGCGTATAAGTCACCGAACCTCCGGAACCGGAAACAATCGTCTCATCCTCGGGATTGGGATTAGTTATGATGTCGTAGGGGTCTGACAAGTCCATCACCGTCTGCGTGTCAAGGCCTATCAGATTGCCGCCCTGCGACACCTCCACCTTAAAGATGCCCGTAGTGTCAACCAGGCTGTCCGTAACGGTCAGACTCTTGCCGGTCTGGTCGACGAGTGTCTGCCAGGCACCGTTAACCATCCTGGACCACTTGTAGGTTAGTCCGGAGGTGATCTCTGACGCTCCACGTCTCGCCATTGCCGTGAGAACGACACTGCCTCCCTTCTCACGGATGGCAAAGTATTTGTCATCTCCGGAAACGATGGTCACCACGTTCTGGTTGCCCACACCCTTGGTGATAGGGATGCTGTAAACGAACTGCACCTCATCCGACACGTTGCCCACGGTCACCGTAGCCACCGCCTTGACGCTGCAGCTCGCACCGGACGACGCCTTCACCAGGTTCTTCACGATCTGAAGCCCGTAATAGTTCGTAGTGCCCGCCTTGTAGGGGATGTACTTGAAATGCCCCGTCTCGCCGCCGAACGTGTTCGTGGAAACGTTGGATGTGAAGCTTATCAACACGTCATTGAAATACCACCTGATGGAAGAGGGCACCACAACCCCCTCAGCCACCCGTGAGGAGGTGAGAAGGAAGGAGAGCGTCGGCTTCATCGTGGTGAAGTCGGGGGCTATGTTTGTCGGAGCACCCGATTCACCATCATACTCTTGATAGAGGTCGCCTTTGTCGCACATAATCGCTGGCATGTAAACGCCAGACTTTTGCGAAAAGATTACCTGCCCGACCTTACTCGCTACGCTCATCGGTCACCTCCTCCCCGTCTTTATCCATGAAACCCTCCGGAGTGGCGACCTCCACCGGATCTTCCACGCCGTCTATCTCACCCTTGGCCTGCTGCGGGGAAAGGCACACGCCCCCGACTACTGCCGCCCGGTCGAATACCGTATCGCCGGGAAAGCCTGCCACATCGGCCTGCCATAACAGCACATTGCCGTCGGCAGTGCTGTTGCGGATTCCTGCCACTCCCAGCTTGTCCGCAACCTCTCTCGTCACTTTGATATAAAATGCCATACTGCTATCGATTAATGGTTAAACATCCCTTTTCCTTGCCACTATAAACTTACCGCTGTCATCCGTCACGTACTTGCCGTCAGATGTCACCACCGCCGCATACGGGCCCTTGTCAATCACCTTCAGCTGTAGCATCATGCCGTCGGTGCATGGGATGGAGGGCGAGTACCCGGCAGCGGCCAGCACGTATGAGGAGGCGCCGGCCGCCTTCGTGTACCATTCGCACTCAAGGATGGCCTGGGGATTGGGGACAATCCCTGCCGTATCACGGATGACCGGTTTCGGGTATATCATCTTGGTTCCGTCTGCCACCTGCTGCGGAAATCCCTCCCAGTCAATCTCGATGCTGGGAATACGCCTGCGGATGGTGGTGGAGACATAGTCTATGTCACTGTCCGGCTTGGATGAAGGAGCACCGTCCTTCGAGTACGATGCTTTCACGACGTAGGTCTGTTCGTGGCCGATATAGTCCCGGTCTATGGTAAGCACGTTCTTTGTCAGTGATACGAACTCCCAGTCATTGTCGCCGTTACCGTCGGTAATCTGCTCCAGTGCGCCCGTATTCAGCTTCCGATAGAAGAAGAACTTGCACTTGTTGGTTGCTGTGACATCTACATCACCGACAAGCAGTCTGGCGGTGATGGCCTGCCTGGCAATGTCCCGACACGGGTTCCAATCAAGTGCCGACGGAGAGTCGACCATCAGCTTAGGCTGCGCCTCGCTGCCGTCAACGGCGCGGACAAGACGGCTGAAACGGTAGACATGCGTCTGTCCGGTACGCTTCGCATCGACATACTCGGCGTAGAACTCCAGTGTTACCGGACTGCCGGGAACGGCGTTCTTTTTCACTTGTATCTTACCCTTCTCGGCTCCGGTCTCGGTAATGACATAGCTCTTGTTGGCAGATGTAATCAATGTCCGTACACCGTTCAAGCGCTCGTACCACTTCATGTTGACCAATGACGCGTTGACCGCACCCACCTTGACCACCGCATCCGGGTCGGTGGCATTGCACCGGGGGAACAGCGTCAGGGGGGTAAGCGTGTAGTCCGGAGTGTACTCGGCCTTGTCAGCCTGGTACACCTGCACGTCCGGCACGCTGCCGACAACCTCTATCCCGCCGCTGGTCTGGAGAGGGCGGTAGTTGACCTCTATCTTCTTCTGTATAGTCTGCATAATTAGAAAGTTATATAATTCATTGTCTCATAATTGTTCTGCCCGTCACGCAGCAATACCCGTGCGATGAACTTGCACCCAGTCATGTTCATATAGTCGGGGCCGAGGTCGTTGACCGTCAGCGGCAGTGACTTGCCGGTTTCCGCGTGTGCGACCGCCCAGGCGTTGTCCTCGGTGACGTTGCCCGTGTCGCGCGTCCACTCCACATCACTGTCAAGGATATGCGTCGTCACATCACGGTTGTACAGCTCACCGGTAATGGTGAGGGTGGTCGCAAAACGCTCCGCATCGAAGTACCAGCCGTTGCTGCTCTCAATGTCGATGCTGAAATCCGGATTGCCCTCGACCATTGCCCAGCCCGCTGCTCCGTACTTCGGTTCGTCGGTAGTGTCGGAAACAAGACACATCCACTTGCATCCGTAGTGCCACACGGTATCGTACATCATCACACGTACGGTCTCGGTCTGTGCCTCGCGGTCGGCTTGGTAGGGTTCTGCTCCCGTGGCGGTCTCCATGCTCCACTCGCCGCGGTCGTTGGCGATGCGGGGCAATACGCCTTGGAAGTCGATGCGGTGGATGTCCTGCGCTACCAATCCCCGAACGTAGATATAAGAGTGCAGGTAGTTGATGGGCAGGTTGTCGAACAGAGACAGATGCTTCAGCCTGCCGACGATCACCGAATAGTTGCTTTCCTCAAGGATGGGTTTTGTGACCCCGTTAAGCATGCAGATACAATGCTCACGGGATGACAGATACCAATAACCCTGCCGTTCAGTATCAACCGGGTTGCCACGGTGTGATAATATCATCAACGGCTCAGGAGGATAATTCTTGCCACCCGGCACCTCGCTATCAGGGTACATCACAGCGTTGATCGTATTGGCTGAGATGTCAACATGCAAGACACGTAGCCAGGAGGTATAATACTTGCCGCCACCTGATGCAAGGTCATTGACAACACCATATACAACATCGTTTTCTGCCAGTGCAGTAAAGTCGTTATCCCACCGTTTCTTCATCTTCAGGCTGTATGTGCCGTCTTCAAGCTGCGATACACTTTCGATGGTACCGGACTCGGAGAAGGAATAGTCGCTCTCCATGGCAGAGAGACGGTTGAAGATAAGTTCAAGGACAGTAAGGGAATCGCGGACTTCAAGGCGTTCAAACTGCGCGCGGCCGTCAGGGAATATTCCGGCACCCTTGCCTGCGACCATAGAGTCGATAAACTCGCCGAACTTCAACAGAAAATTTGTGCCGTCAGCTCGATCTTTCCTCAGAAAAATCTTCTCCAATTCTTCAGGGGAGTATTTGGATAACAGATTCAAGATTCCGACCAGCGTGCGGCCTACCCGTTCTGCCGTATTTTCATTCTCTTGGGTAGCGTACCGTACCTGTAGGGCAAGTTCCTTGAGTATGTCAATCGTATCTGCCATATTATAATACAAATGCCTTCCGGCAGTTCAAAGCTTTATAAGGTTCGGACAGACTAACAGCTGCAACTACACCGTAAAGCTGGTTATCATTGTTCACCACATAATCCGCTTCCACATCTTCCAAGGAAAAAGCGAGCCACAGCCTTTTCATCCTTTTGTCTTCCAAAATTTGGTTGAGCAGCTCATCAAGAATACGTTCGCACTTGTCAAGGGCAGCCTCTATCTGCTCATAGTCGGAGGTGTCGGACACATGCTCCACAATGAAGAGCAGGTAATCGCGGTCTTTTCGGTATGCACCCGGATTACCACCGTAACCGAATCCTGAGCCACGGTCCACAATCACTGCCGGATAGTGGAGTACGCTGTCCAGTGCCGTATGCTTCTCCCGTTCTGATGAGAGGAAGTGTACTTCATCATTCTCCTTGTGTCGTATATCGACATGCCTTTCAGCCAGCTTCTCTATGTATTCCGAAAAAGTCATTTCTTCTGTTTTTGAGCGTCACGGATTCTTTTATTCAATATACGGAATGCCGTTGCCACCGGCATCGCCTGGTATTTCTCCATCACCGCCACATCGTCACCGACAAAGGCGTCGAAGATGTCGAGCCAGTTGACAGACGGTGCTGTTGGTCTTTTCCGCTTCTCCTCCGGTTCCGGTTCATCATCCAACGGAAAGAGGAAAGGAAAAGCCTTTGAAAGCCACCTCTTGACAAAAACGTAGTTCAGGAATATGGCATACTTGACGTGCCTGTCCATTTTTGCCACCTTCATTATCCGTTTTTGCAGTATCAGCGGTTTCTGCCTGCTAAATAAGCCGTTTTTCCCACCCGACGGTAGGACAATATATTCGTTGTCTTTCAAATAGAGCATTGATACGAAAGTGTCCAGTGAGGCATCCTTGCCGTCACGGACATATCGGTTGAAAGCCGTGTCCACGTGCATGAAGTGCTCGAAACACATCCCCTTCAAGCGTTCTCCCGGTGCTTTCAGCCCGGAGACGGCAAGAAGGATAAAGCGGTCCATCCGGACACGGCAGTCGCTGATGAACTCCACCAGTTCGCTCAGCTTATAACTGTAATAGGTGTCGGAACCGACCCCGGACGGCAGGGAATAGAAATCCTTCAGGAAGGATGGTTCGTCTATTTCTTGAAGATAAAGCCGCGAGACGAGCAGGAACTGTGCCGGTGTCAGTTCCTCCCATTTCTGGGGTACCCGGCGGATTATCTCATGGCGGATTCCGAACCTGCGGTATGTAATGCGAAGCTCCCTCATGTCCAGAATGTGCGTTTATGGTCATTGTCCCGGTCGTATATCTGCCTGGGATCACCCTCATAGAAATTTTCAAAACAACTCCGTACCGTACGCAGCAGCACGGTCATGTACATGTCCGCATCCGTTTTCAGATTCTGGATCTGTACGGCGATACGCTCCGCATCGACGGGTCTCTTCTCCTCATTGCCCTTCTCACCCGGCTGTACAGCGGTGAAGTACAGCCCCCGGTCCGTGACGCTACCCGTCTCCATCAGCAGCCGTCTGACCGCCATTGCCACAATGTAGCGGGAGCAGGCAAGGCGCAACCGCTCCATGCTCTTCCGGGCTTCTTCATCTTCTGGGGGATTTACCAGTCCGTCAATCAGATGCTCATACAGCTTGTCACCGATGGCCGGCTGAAGGAGCATCTCCTCGGCAAACTTCAGGTGCGGCTGCAGGCGAAGGAAAACAATCCGGCTGCCATTGATAAAACAGACGTCATTGACATCCGCGGTACTGCGGACAATGGCCGATTTACGGTCCTGATAGGCCTGGGAGGACGCGAACTCCGGATATTCGGCTATATGGGCATACAGAAACTCAAGCAGCTCGTCGAGCGCATTGAACCCCTTGTTGCGTAACGATGCCCGCAGGTTATCTTCCTGGTACTTGTACACCTGCTGGAATGATTCGCCGTTGTCGGATTTCTGACGTTGGAAGCCCGCATCGGTGATACGCATGCTGATTTCATCGAAATCGTTCCAGAACGCCAGGTTCGCGTTCGCGCGTTTGCAAATCTCCAGCAGGCGGCTGTCCAGTTTCTCCCGTTCGGTTGCCCCTTCGGTATTCTGTTCCAATACATCCGGATTTGGACCGAATTCGTATATCTCGACCACTTCTCCCGCCATCGCATCGCCCAATAACGGTACAAGGTATTGCCGGAAAGCATTCCGAAGCGGTGCCTCCATCATGTCAAAGGAGATGGCGGTGTTCACCTTCATCACCGCTTTCAGCTCCTTGCCGTTGTTCCATTTTTTTGCACTGAATATCATTAGCTCAATGTTTTTTTGGTACCGCTGCCGGTATCGAGGGTTACTAAAACGGTATTGCGGAAACGCAGCTCGCATTCCGGCATACCGTTCATTTTGATATAGAGTTCTATAGGGTCCAGGATATTCTGCCGGTCAATCCACGCGTTGGCAATGTTCACAAGGAAAGCCTCACGGATATTGGAACCGCCCTGGTTGCCGGCATAGGTGCCACCGGGCATACCTGCACCGAGCACATTCGGATTCACCATCAATGCAAACAGAATTTCCGAGTTGGCGGCTGCCGACACCGGAAGATTGTCACTGCCCTGGTATTTGTTCTCCAGCGGCTTGATTTTCCACTCCTCCTCAATCCTGCCGTTCATCTCGTTCACGGCATAATGAGAGAAGATGGGCTTCTCCGCATTGTCCGGTCCGCAAAGGTTCTGCTCCACAGAGTCCATATATTTCTGTATGGCCGCCTCACGCTCCTTGGCAGAATAGTCCTTGGACGGGTATTTCTTCTCCCAGTAGGAATACGGTATCTGTACATGCCACTTCCAGGTTATCTGGTTCTTGTAGGCTTTCTTGAGGAAATGGGGGATAAGATGGGCTATCTCCACCCATCCACAAACGTAGGCGGGCCACCAGATGGGCATGCCGTAAAGGTCGTCGTTGCTCCAGCTGTCGCGTACCGGCATGATGAAACCGTCCTTCACCTTTCCGGCAAACTTCAACACCTCGGCGTGCATCTGCGGGTCGTATTCGGAGAGCACATCCAGCCTGGTGTATTGTCCCTTGTCCGGACGTTGCGGCCAATATCCGGAAATGATGCACTTGCAGGCGCCGTATTCGTCCACTTCGGAATAGCGGCGGTAAAGCGCATTGACCGGATTGACCCCTGCAAAAGAATTGCCGGCAGCCGACGGCACAAACTGGACGGCACCGTTGCCGAACTTCAGGTAATCCCGAAGCACCTTCTCCATGTAGCGCCTCACATTCCGGGAAGCAATAAAAGCTTGTACCCGGCTATCGGTAACGGGCTTCAGCATCTCGTTGCCGCCATTGTCGTAACCCGCCACCGTGCATGGATAAATGCCCTGGCCGAGAGTCAGATTCCGGAGGAATTTCAGTCCGGTGTTGAGCACGCTGGTGTTTCCTATCTCTTCAGCCGCCTTCTGAGGGAAATCATTCTCATCTCCCCATGGACGCACCTTCACTCCGTCGATGTCTATATAGGAAACATTCGACAAGTCATATGGCGCCAGGATTCGGGTACGCTCCTTCATTTCGTTCTGGGGTGTCCCCGTCGTTTCGCCGAATATGTACGTGGACTGCATCAGCAGGGGAATGCCGCTTGAATTAAACAATATGTTCATCAGAATATTATTTTCTTTTTGTTATACTCCAGTATCAGGTCAATATCCACAGGGTAGGGGTGTCCTTCCGGATTTCCTTTGCAGTCGCAGGGCTGCACGCCCCGGAGCTGGTATTCCTTCATGTTCATGCGTCCTGCACCGCAGGCGTAGGCCTGGGGCATGAAATAGACCTTGCCTTCCTTGCTGACGAACTTTATCGAAAAGATGCGCCGGCGTCCGCGTTCGTCCGTGCGGATATCCATGTCGGCCAGAGCCAGGTTTCTGCGTATTGTCTCCATATCGTTATATCATTCAAATGTTCTGTCAAATGTGTAGTCGAATATTCCTCCACCGAACGAGTACCGGTCAAATACCTGGTGCTTTCTGCTTGCCGGGCAGAAGGTGAGGTTCACGTTCACCCGCTGGTTCCCCATCTTGGTATGGGTAAAGTCGATGTCCGTGATGATGATCTCCATCGGGAGTGAAGGCGTGTCATACCATCGCTGTACCGGAGAAGTCAGCATGTCCACCAATGCCTTGTATTTGTTTTCGTCCAGATAGCCGGTATTGACAGTGCGTAAATCGTTGAAGAAAGGGCTGAACCTCCGTTTCTGTTTCGTCAGGTCCGCAATATCCCCCTCCAGTTCCGGACTGTACTGTACCAGTCCGGAAAATGAAATCGATTCCGGGAGCCCGAACACGTTATAGTAGAGGAACTGGTGCATTTCCCGGTGGTTCTGCCGGTCAAGGACATACCTTACAAGGTCTGTCAATGTACCGTTGGTGATGCGTGCGTCATACGATATGATATTGTCGCATTGGACGCCTGAGAGCCGGCTTATCTTTACCGGACTCATGTTATATGCCGTCATGCGGTCTGTGCCGGACTGTTCGAGCTTTATGGTTTTCTTGATGCTGGAGCCGGACTCCATGTATATGATGTCTATAAATACCTCTGTCCTGGCCGAGACGAAAAAGGAGAGATAGTCAATGCTGTTCTGCCTGATATGCTTGATTTTATATCGGGAGTAGAAGATAAAGTCCGTCTGCGGGTCAAAAGACACATGATACCTTGAGTAAAATACATGCAGGGTATAGTTTTCGGTGGATTCGCTGTCCGAGAGTTCCAGCCGTACCTCCATGGGCGGCAAGGCCACACGGTCATCCCCACCGTTGAGATCAGGACGTACAAAATACTCATTGATAATGTCTCCGGGGTCGCAAATGATGACTGTGTTGCTGTGGTCCGGATAATAAATTTCGGACAGTGCCTCCTGCCCGTCAACCTCTATCCTGAGGCTCAGTTTGTCATGCACGTCCGCAATGCGGATGTCCTGCATGTCAGAGGAAAACACATATGAGTCATTTACAAGATTTGTCACCATCTCCATAAGTCTTTAGATACTCCCAACACCAGTGACCTGTTGTACAAGTCATAGCCCGCCCTGAACTCCCAGGACTTACGCCGGTACCCTGCGGACAGTACACATCCGTAACGTCCCGCATCCATTCCCAAGACCAGCGCGTTATGGTGGACGACCGGTTGCCGGTAGTCCACCACTACCGTGCGGTCAAGCAATGAATTGCGGGATATGACATCGGTCAGCTCCACTTTCAGGTAAGGGCGTTCAATAATTGTATCAAGATAATGCTTCTCCGAGAAATAGTCGGCCAGTATAGCCGCCGTATCCACTTCTGTGGGTACCTCACGGACAATCACCTCCGGTTCCGGAATGGCAGGGCGTATTGTATCATGCCTGACTACCGTTTCCGGTACGCGGACAATGCTCCGTTTCCGGGAACCCAGCCAGTGGCCGGCCCAGCCGGAGAGAAGTGCGATAACCGCACAAAGCAACATATGGCTAACCTTCCGTCTCATCGGCCTTTTTTCTGAATTTATCCGTGACTGTCACCCACAATATTCCCACCTGCTTGATCAGCGCGTCTTTCGGCTTGCCGTCGATGACTGCCAGGTTCTCCAGTATGCTTGTCACGTGCTCGACGCAGAACCAGGTCATGACGAACACCTTGACAATGGAAAAGAATAGGGTGGCCAGCAGCATGACAAAGCTTTCTTCTGCTCCGGCCTTGCTCTCCAGATAGAACGAGTGGGTGATATAGATGATAGTCAGCCAGATACACAGCTTGATGATGCAGCGTGAGAAACGGAAGCTTTCAAATCCTATTCCCTGGACCTTACTTGCCCGGATGCCCGTCCACATCTCTGAGACAATGGCGACGAGCATGGCCATGGCCAGGAACGGTGTAATGCCTATCCATTCGCTGACTACGGCAGTGACGGCGCTGAAGGAGATGGCCGGAAATTGCAGGTTGTACTTGAAGCTCGGAGCCACCGAAAGAAAGAACTCCTTCGGTGAATCATACCCATAGGTGGCGACGAATCTTGTGAAAAAGCGTATCATATCTCTTTTTTTGTCACAAAGATAGAACCCAACCATCCGCTCTCATAGGACAAAAAAAGCCCCTCCGTGGTTGAAGGAACGGTAACACGACCAGTCATTCCGCTTTTCGGGCCCCATTCCGTTTGCGAGCGTGCGAGCAAACGGAATGGGTGCGCCCTGCACCCCTCCGTCAAATCAGCCCCTCATCGCCAAAACTGTAATATCCACCATTCGTTATAATCACGTGGTCTATCATTGTGATATTGAATAACCCTGCCGCCTTTTTAAGTTGCTCCGTCAGCCTCTTGTCCTCATTGCTCGGTCGGCTGTTGCCACTCGGATGGTTATGCACCGCTGCGAACTGCACTGCTCCCGTATCAATCAGCACGCGCATAATCAGCCTTATATCCGCTGAAGTCTGGTCAATGCCGCCTACCGATATGCGTACTTTCTTGATAAGCCGTCCGGCTTGGTTTATTGACACTACCCAAAACTCCTCATTCGGCAAATCTCCTATCAACGGCTCCATCAGTTCGTATACGTCTTTGCTCATCCTTATTTGCCTGCGTTCCACCTGCTGCGACAGTTGTCTCTTGTACATCTCCACGGCTGCCACGGCTACCCTCCTGCGTCCAGGAGTCAAAGAGGAAAACAATTTTTCAAGGTCTATCACCTCGTTGCTGCGTTCGATGTCCGAAACAATCTGTCTGTTGTTGCTGATTTCGTAAATCAGTTCGCTGTCGCTCATGTAGCGGCAATCGTTATCAAAAAGAGTATTCATAAGTGTATGAATTAAGTTGTTATAAAAGAATTGTCTTACCTAAGAAATAGCCTCCCAAAACCTCTGCCCCAAGCGTTTCAAGCGCACACGCAAACCGTGCGTAACTATGCCCCTGCGTCAGTATATCATCGAATACAAGGCATTTCTTACCCTTGAAAAAACGCTTATCAAACTTGATGACCTCCACCGTCTGCACCGTCTTGGCCGCTTTCGTCTCATGGATGGCAATCCGTCCACCCTCAATGGTAATTGCTTTGTACGCATTCCTGCACCCCGTCAGCCGTGCCACCTCTTCGGCAAAAGCCTTGTATCTGATTTCGTTCTTCTCTCCGCTACTGGCTGGTATGCAGACCAACGTCACGTTGCAAACCTCCGCACCGAACTGCTCGCGCATCTTCTTCGCTACAAGTTCTGCCACAGACGCACTGCGCTTCCCGTCCTTAAAATCCCATATCATCCTGCGGATAGACCACTCCCGTTTGTTAGCCTCGTACTTGGTAGGCAAGTAGTCAAAGAAGTTAAACATGAATTTAGACCATTGATTTTTCCATGCTTCGGGAATGTTTCTTTTTGCTGCCATAACTGTAAGTTTTTAATTTATTCTGGATTTCTGGAGTCGTCGGGTGGAGCCTTTTTTAATTTTCTCCGTTTCCCGGAACGACTTTTTTTTTTATTCCGGCGTGTCTGTATGACGTGCGGTATGGTTGCCTTTTGATGCCGCAATAATTGAGGTGCCGAGGATGACATTCCGCAAGGTTCCGACTAAAACCGAAGGCTTGAATACTACCCGTAGGGCTGGAGATTTTTTAGCGGACAACGCCCGACCTTGCTTGTCAGACCGGTGCCCTACATTTGCGGACTCAAAAGACTACCTGACCGCATACAGAGATGCAGGAAATGAAAAGGAGTTGCGGAAAAGAAACGGAGGCACGCCAAGCGGAACGCTTACCGCTCTACGGTCTCTACCTTAGCTATTGAAACGGAAAAGACCGGGGCTACCTGCATGGATGCGGACAAACGCAAGTAGCTGCCGCTACTTACCGCTGAGACGCGCAAAATCCGTACTGGAGGAAATAGATTTGCCTGCCTGTTCCTTCAGTACGGATTTTGCGCGCGCCGTGCTCTTTGTTAATGAATGTTATAAGAAATATACTTCTTTGATAATGAATACATAATACCCCTCTTTCCATCCGAATGGAAACAGAAACGGAAGTTTCTGCCGACCGCGCCCTATCCAAAAACGCAACCAAAAGCGCAAGAAGCAAGGAAATATGACAAGGAGGATGCCCCTCGGCCAGTCCTGCATGTGACGTTCTGTCCTAAAGTGCAGCGATTCCCATTGCGGACGTTGCGAGTCCTGCCATAAGCATTGCGATTGTGATTGCGGATGTATGTGTATGAGGTGAATCAGATACGTGCGTCCACGAATCCGTATGCCTGCCTGAGCAGGTGCCCGTACTTCGTCCATACACGCTTATCCACCGCATCACCGAAGTGGGTGGCTTCTTCCGGAAGGATGGACTGGTTACGCTCGCTGCGCTTATCCTTGGCAAAACGCCCCTCGCGGTCCTCGATGACACGCGTGTTGTTCATGGAGATGAGTGTATATTTGCATTTCGAGCCGTTGAAACGCTTCTTCGGGAACCGTTCGTCTTTCTCTGCCAGGATGGAAGCCCAGAGCAGGTACTTGTCATGCTGCGGTGGCTCCATGCCCGCATGGGTGTGCTGTTCCACCGTCCACCCATGTTTCTCCAGACGCTCGATGGCAAGCTCGTTGTAGGACTTCTTGTTGTTGGCACGGCGTGCATCCCCGTAACGGTCACGGTAATAATGCAGGTGTTTGTTGATATGGTTACGGTAGTAGTGACAGAACTTGTCCATCAGCGCGTTCACCATGGTGTCATCCTCTTCATCACGCTTGACGAAGAACTCGTTGATGTTGTTGTCCACCGGCTCGCGGGTCAGCAGCTTCGTCACGAAGTCATAGTTGCGCTCCTGCGCCACTTCCAGGAATGAGGCAGCAGAACCCCAGTCGGGTGTCAGCTCTATCGGCTGGTTGGGATTGCAGTCCAGGTCACGCCGGCTGTCATCGTTATTGGCAAGCTGCTGCCAGTTGTAGTTATGATCTTCGGCAAAGTCACGGATATAGTCGTCATTGGTCGCATTGTAATAGATATGGCGTTCATCCAACTGGTAGTAGCAGCTATCAATCTTATCCACCATGAAGTTCAGGATCTCTATCATGAAGGAAAGCTTATCCATCACCTTGTACTGGTTCAGGATATAGTTCATGCCCACATTGGCGATGTTGTCGAAGATGGAGCCAAGGATAAAGAGCGTGCCGTCACGTGAAACGAACGGCGTGATACTTTGCCTGAGACGGACGGTCTCGTTCCAGATCTCCTTGAACAGTCCCGCATCATTCGCAATCCTTGCATCAATGAGCTGCATCTGTAACCGCACAATCTTATTCCAGACATCAAACAGCCGGATGCCGCGTTCTTCTTCATAATACTTGGCCGGTTCAAGCAACCATTTCTGTTCAGGCGTGTAAGGCATGGAGGAAAGGAAGGTGTTGCCGTGATGCTTCAGAACGGGATTCTCGGACTTGCGGCCAAAGATGTGTTCATTACCCCGATTGGTCGGCGCCGCCTCCTGGTCGAACTTCTCCTTGTCGAGTGTCAGCGCTTCATCGGTGATGTTGTAGTCCGCATTCGGACCGCGGCTGTTGCCGCCCTGGGTAAGTATGTAGAGCATATGCCCGTTGCTGAAGCTGATGCCGTACTCGAATGACATGATGTGCTCGTATGGCTTGTACCATCCCTCGATGGGACGGCGGCACACCACATAGTCACCGGTCTTGCTGACCGGATCCCACTGCTTATAACCAAGCATCTCCAGCATCTTGAAAGCTGAAGGCAGGGTCTTAGTCAATGCCTGCCCGATGGTGGCCTGGGTGAGTGTGGTGATGCCGCGTGGCATCAGCCGGATGTTGTCATCTATCACGGCACCGGTAATGAATGATTTACCCGTGGCACGCGAGTAGATGACATATCCGTTCTTGTACGGCATCACGAGGAATGCCGCCTGCGCCGGATTGACCTGTATGACCTCTTCCCAGACGTTTTCGTTCATTGTCCTGCCGTATCAATATCGTGGGAAAACAATGTAGTTCACACCTTCGGAGGAGGTCATGCGGGGCATGTCCTGCCCGGTATCAGCCAGCAGCTGTGGCACCTCTTCCGGCCTGAACCTGGTGGATACGGTACAGACAATCTGTGTCTTGCTGACCGATACCATATCAATGTGCTTATGGTCAACCAGGTAAGAGATGAGTCGTTTGTTTGTCAATTTTTTCATGGGTAATCTGTTATGAGTTCATTATTTCTTCCGCTTGTGCGTCGTCGATAGGCGTGTACATCGAATCCACCAGAACCTTCTGCTCTTCCTGGGAAAGGTTGCGGACGGCATTTAGGGGAATATCCACCTTTTGCCCCATACTGTTGATCTGGATGTAGAATACGTTCTTCTCCATGCGTCGCGGGTCCTCGACGGAAGCCGGCTTCTCACCAATCATCTGATGCAGCACTTTCTTGGCGTTGTTCCATTGCTTGAGATCACCTTTGAGCTTGCAATCCCGGATAAGCTGAATCTGGTCCTTGATCATCCAGGCATACCAGAAGTCCCAGTCGAACTGGTGCTGTGTCTTGAACAGCTCTTTTGCCAGGGCGATGTCCTTCCTTATCTGGGTACGCGAGATACGGTATTTTGCCAGCATGATGTTGATGATGTGGCTCTCGTTCGGATAGTCATCCAAAAGACGTGCTATCTGCAGCACCCGGTTGCACTGCACACGCAGATGCTCCGGCAGCGGACTGTTCTCCGGGTCGATGATGTGCTGCTGTATAAGGTCGTAGGATTGCTCCTCCAGTGCGGCCTTGCTTTTGGATGCCGTCAGACGGTTGTTATTCATACTCAAGATACTGCTGTTGCGATTTGATGAACTTGATAAGCTCCTGCTGTGCCGGGTTGCTGCCATTGACAGCCGACTTGATGAGTGACTCCCGGAGTTCAACCGTCTGGCGAAGATGCCCCCGGTAGAAGGCGGTCCGGACTTCGGTGCCCGGTGTGCGGAGTTCCGCGAGAAAGTCCGTCTCATCGGCACCTATATTGATGGCTATCAGCCCCGGAGGGATCAAACGATAGGCCATCTTCTCTATCTCCTCACGTTGTTCCTGAGTCAAATTCATCATTCAGCATTTTAAAGTCAAAATCAAAAATATCTCTGCCGGTATGGATGATTCCACGTTCCAGCTTCGGGTTGTGCGTGGCGTTCTGGCTGCCCACTACGGTAATCTTCCAGTCCTCGTTATACAGCAGCGCCACCTTCGCATGAAGTGCGAGGCAACGGTAGCAGTCCGGGAACGTGGTTACCAGATAATCGAACGGCTTGGGTGATATGCTGCGTACCCGGTTGTCTATCAGGAACCGCACTGACAACAGCTCGCCCGTTTCCACTTTCCGGTGAATCGCCGCAATGCTGTCCATGGAGATGGAATAGGTGGTAAGCAGCAGGTGTGCCGGCCCTGTCTGTTTAAGAATATAGAAAATCAACTGTATTAGGTTGAACGCCCCTGAAGAATAGAAATGCTTGTCCCTGCCGGGTACCAGCACCCCCATGGCGTCCGGATGCAGCAGCTTCTCCGCAGCCAGGTCGTGGTCGGAGGCTGCCGTATCCGTTCGGTGGATGTAGCCTGTCGGGTATCGGTCTCCCTGCATAGGACTTACTGCATCATCCACCGACATCATCTTATTCTCAATCTCGCTGCAACAGACCAGCATAACCTAACCTATTGCAGTTCTGCCAAACGATATTCTATCCTTTCCACCAGTGCTTCCTGGGCAGCCACCTTCTTCTCGTATTTCACGCGTTTGGGGCAGTCGGGAAGGGGATTCTCCTTGCCGTCCTTGGGTTTGCTTTCCGAAGAGTACAGCAGCATGTTCCTTGCCTTGGTAATCTTGCTCTTGGCATTGGATTTCGCTTTCTTCAGCTCTTCCTGGGAAAGGTTGCGGATGTCGGTCTCATCCTCTTCCTTTTCCGGATTTTCTTCGGGGGGATCCGTTTTTTTGTAGAGTTCGTCCAGCTGCTCGTCAGTCGGCAGTTCCCTGTCCTGCTCGAACTGCCTTTTGATGGCTGCCAGCAGTGTCATGCGGTTGGAGAGAAAGGCTATACGGGCGACAATATCCTTGCGCTGCGTGCATACAGCTTGCGTGTTTGTCTCACCCAGTCCGGCAAGCATCCGGTGCTGGAGTGAACGTTCGTTGTAGCATTCCCGGAAATCATAGATGATTTTGGCCATCACCGGAGGATAGGCGGGCTGTTCGTCCGCCTCACGCGCCAATTCCCTCTCCGCAACGGCGACAATGGCGGCAGCCGTCTCTTCGGGAACCGTCTCGGAACGCCCGTCATTGCCCGGCATTGCATCATCTGCCAGGTCCACATCCTCAAAGCGCGGATCATCCGGATGGTACCACACCTTGATCATCTGCCGGATCTCGTATTCCAGCTTCTCGCGGGTATGCGGCTTTTCGCCCTGGCGTGCCAGACGTGCGGCGACAAACCCCTTATATCCAGAACGGGTCAGGATATTCACACCGGTGCTGTAATCACGTTTCTGCGAGTTCAGCCACTTGATGCCGTCCCTGCGCGCCTCAATGTAGTTCTGTGTAATCTTTGACATTGTATGTACGTTGTTTTTTGATGATACGCAAAGCTATTGCGGTTTTTGTTGCCGGAATAGGACAAAACAAAATGTCCGCCCCTGCCTGAGAGCGAGAGACGGACATGAACAACCAATCATGAACAAAAAGGCTTATGGCTCTTCTGATGCGGCTTTTACAGTCAGGATGTCCTCCGTGTCTCCCTCATACACACATTTGCGCGGTGCGGTAAAGGTGTAGTGGAGGGTGTTCTGGTTGCGTGCGGTGGAGCTTGCTCCGGTAGTGGCGCCGTCACCCGATGTACGGAGCGCGCCGCGCCGCTTGTCACCCATCAGGTAGTTCGTGCCGTTGTTGTCGGTCACGATAAAGAACATCTTGCGCCCTTTGGTCGCATTCTCGAAACCGAATATCTTCTTCCGCATCTTGGCCGAAATGATATTCAGGTCCATCAGGAACGATTCCCCGCCGCTTTCTCCCTGGTCGGTAATCTTGAACTCGGCCAGCTCGTCGGTGAAATCCATCTTGTATGCCCTGCAGCCTTCCTTCATGACCAGGTCACCGACCAATGTACCGGCTTCTTCAAGAGAAAGAGGGGATTCCGTCTTTTTCGGGTAGTCCGGCCAGGTCGCCACATCCGCATGATAACCGAAGATGACGGACGGTATGATACCGCCCATGTTGTCCTGGTTCTCGCAGTCCATTGCCTCGTTGATGTCATCAAGGGCAATACATAATTTAGGGTCTACTTCTGCCATAATCACGCCATTTTTTAAGATTTAACAACGTATGTACCCGTCACTTTCTCTACTGCACCCGCAGCGGGCGTCTTCTTCTGCACGGCAGGAGTGGTGTATCCGGCAGCCTCCAGGAACTCGACGGTATATTCCTTTCCACCGGGAACAGCCACATACGTGCCGGACTCACGCCAGGCTTCCTCGCCCTGGATACGCCATTTGCCTCCGTTGTTGGCCGCTTCATCCGGCGTAATCGTCACTTCAATGTATCCGAACGGATTGGTTCCTTCCGGGTCCACCGGACGATCGTTGACGCAGAACTCGGACTTGTGCACAGACACGAACTGGAAGCCGATCAGATACTTGCCCGCAGCGTCGAAGGTATAGGGATTGCCGGACATGAACGGCTTGATGGACTTGAAGTCGCTCTCCTTGTCAAAGCCGTAGCATACGTTCTCCTTGGTGGTCAGCATGACGAACTGGCTGCCGTCGGGAAGGTTCGGAACACGCACCAGCTCGCAGCGGTTGTTGGAACCAAGTAGGTGCTGCGTGTCGGAAGTGTCCTCCTTGAGTCCGATGACAATGGTGCCTTCGTCCTTGCGCCAGTCATCGTACATGTCTCCCAGATCGTCGGAAATGAACATCTTGATGTTCTTCTTGCGCTTGAAGGTACGCGGCATGTGGCGCCACATTTCCAGCAGCTTCTCCCCGATATCGGCGCGGGACAGTTCACCGGTCGCATAAACGTTTCCCTCGGCACTGGAGATGTCCCCGACAGCCTCGCCTTCAGTAACGATGGTACCGATACCGTCGAAAGAGTCCTGAATGTCCGTCTTTTCTTCATCCGCACTGTATTTTGCCGTGAAAATGGCAAACAGCAGGTCATTGGATGCCAGTTCGTGCCCGTGGTTGATCAGCCACAACTCGAACGGGTGTTCCTTGCGGAGTGTACCGGGAACCTCGGCGATGTAGGTACGTCGGTAGCGCTCAGGCTCGTCGGACATCTCCATTACAACGGGACGCACAACCAGACGTCGGGGAACAATCTTGCCCAGATACTTTCCGGCAGTGAACTTGCCGGTGTACTTGCCGGAGATGCTTCCGCCCTCCACCTTGCCCAGTTCAAGGGAGTCGGTTATGCCCGGTACCGGAGTGAAATGTCTCAACACCTCCGAGGCGTCGAGCTTGTCGACCGCCTTCAGGATGTCCTTGTGCTTTTTTACCGCGGTCAGAACGGCGGTAATGTCAATAGGTGCTTTAAAATCCATAATAGAATAGTTTAGTGTTACTCATTCTCAAAACAGTTGATCGGGTCTGTGGCGATGTCCGCAAACTTGTTGTCTTCGTTCGCTTCCCGGTGGCTGTCGGTACCCGTTCCGGGTATCTTGGCGACAATATCACGGATAACTTGTACCTTGGCCTTGTTGTCGGCGGCATTCTTGATGCTGTCACTCAGGCTGTCAAGGTCATTCACGACTGCCGTCAGACTGTTTTCGGCGGTCTCCTTGGCAGTGTTGGCGACAGCCAGGTCATTCTCCGCTTTGGCTTTCGCTTCGTTGGCGGCCTTGACGGCGTCATTGATGGCCTGCAGATTCTCTACGGTAAGCAACATCTTGCCGTCTTTTTCCTCAATGCCTTCGCTGTTGAGGATCTGGTTGATGAAAGTAAATTCTTTACGCATAACTGTATTTGAAGAATTAGAAATGTCAGTCTTGTTGCCGGTAGGGAACAGCCCTTTGATACCGTCGATAATCTGGGAGACCAAGTTTTTGCCTTCCGGTTCCGGCTTCTCCTCCGAATCGATAGCCGGCAACGGTAGACCAAGCGCGGTGAAGCAGTCGGTCATTTCATTGGTCACCTGCGGCTTTTTATGGGTACCGGGAATGATCCTGTCTATGAATCCCCATTCCTTGGCTTCGGCGGCAGGCATCCAGCGTTCCTCTTCCATCAGGGTGATAATCTCCTTCAGGCTTTTGCCGCTACGGTTGATGTACTTCTGTGCAATCATCAGGTCAATGGCTTCCGCGCTCTTCTTCTTGTTCTGCAGTTCCTTGATGGTATCCTCCAACTGGTCCGCATTGAGCTGGCCCCAGATGTCCACTCCCAGGCTGCATTTATGCGCCAGCCACATGCCGTCCTCGTGCATCTCGATGGACTTGGCGCCAAACGCCAATATGGTGGCCGCCGAAGCGTTGAAGCTGATGAACTCCACCGTCACATTGCCGTGCTCGGCCATCAGGGCGGACATGGCAACCGCTTCGGCCACATCACCGCCATAACTGGAAACCTTCAGGCGTACGGGCTGGCCTTTGGCCTTGTCAAGAAAGTATTTCAGATAGTTTTTGTTGTACCAGTAACGGTCAATCGCTCCGAATAATGTGATAACTGTCTCGTTCATAAAACTTATTTTTGCGCAAAGAAAAACGCAAAAAAAACGGTACCCAAGGACATCGGGTACCGTCAGCGGACAGATAAATATTTGACTGAAAGAGTGTTGCGTGTCAGCAAAGGAAGCCGTACGGTTATATTTCCTCCATGTTTTCAATATAGACGGTCGGTTCATCCTGGATGCAGGTGAACGTGAATGAGGTGCCGTTCCGTTCCGACACGGAACGTCCGCTTGTCTTGTTTGTGGCGAACAGCATGAGTGCGTCCTCCTGCCCGCACCAATGGACCGCCCCGTTGCCGTCCACTGCCAGTACATACCACAAGCCACGCTCCAGCGTCTCCATTAAATGATGATTCACTGAGGAAAGTTTTGGAATCACCCCTTCGACCGACACATTCCAGCAATCCCCCGCATCATTCACCTCCTTGTCCTCATTATAGGAATAGGTGTCATTGGCATATACCGGTATGGAAACAATATCCTCCCGGTTGCGGAGTTCCAGATAGTTCAGACCGGCGGCATAGTCCTTACGGATTTGCACGAACGAGGCCGGAGGCACGGCAATCACCTGCAACAATCCTCCGACGTTTTCAAAATCATAATGCATTGCTTTCATAAGCCATTTTTCCCTGCTGGGAAATTGTCCCGAATTCGGACAACTTCCCCAAAATTATACGGTTAATAAAGTCTAAAATCGTGGTATTCTCCACCGTTTTCCTATATCCATGCCGGTTATACTCCCTGCGGATAGTCTCATAAGACCAGGTGTCGTCATCAAAGCCGAAGCTGTTCTGAAAGTTGCGGATGGCGGTCGAGAGTGGGATTCCGATACTGACATGGGTGTCGAGATAGAGGAAAAGCATCTGCTTGATCCGTCTCTCCACCTTGCTGCCGAACGCCACCACTTCGGTATTCGACATCGCCCATCCGTATCGGTAGAAGTCATCACGGCGTATCTCCACCGCCACGTTGGCGGTATATCGTGCCAGGTTCCGGTATCTGTTCTCGTATCGTCCGGGTTTTGCAAGCCTGGAAAGGAAGTCGTTCTGCAGCTCCTTGTCCGGGGACAGATTGACTATTTCTGTCCAAGTGTCGTCCGGGGCATTGAAATTGTACAGCAGGAATTGCTTGACATAAGGCTTGCAAGGGAGCCAACACACAAATCGGTCTTTTTTCGTCATTTAAAACATTGATTTTTACACAAATATACAAAATACCGGTAATATAGCCAAGCCCTTGCACGAATATAGCGTAAAAATCGTGCGACAGTACTTTTGTACATGGTTTGTTTTGTATATTGCTGAATATCAAGCTTTTATAATCGTACAAAAAGCGTACAAAACCGTACTAATTCTTTCGTTTGCGTACTTTTTGCCGTTTTTTGAAGAAAAGTACAATTCGTGCGCTATTCGTGCACGATTCGTGCGGAATTTGTACGCTTATAAATATTTGTATATCAGATTGATATATGCTTAATTCCGCACATCCGTACGAATGCACGATTTTTTCTCTGTTTTTTAAGGTAGTCCAATTTTAAAAAGAAGAATAAAAAAAGAATAATATACCCCCTCCGGGAATTCTCATGTCTGCTGCCACTTCCATGCACGTTTGTCCGAATCGTTATTATGACGGGTTGGGGGGGAGGGGGGAAGGGGCAGAAGAAAAAACTGCATCCGGCTGTACTCACGCACAGCCGGATGCAGACAAATACCTAATATACACTTTCAAGAATACTCCGCATTGTGTTTTCCGGGAATGTCATCACGGAAAATCTTCCGGATAGAACACCTTGCAGATGAATTCATATTCACGGGGAATGGAACGGACTCCTACAGCCACACACAAGCCTCGCGCCGCCATTTCATACAAGCGCTGGTTGGTGAGTACGGCTCCACGGAAATTGTAGCTGCTGCAGAAAACGAAATAGGCCGTCGCCAGGTCTATGCCGTAGATGTCGTTCGATATGATTTTCGCTGCATCCGAAGGGATGAGTGCGAAACCGAGCCGTACTGCCAGGCGGCTCAACAGTCTCTTGCGTTCAGCCGGTTCCGGAGAAACGACCACCAATATTTTGTGCTCTTTTTTCAGCATGATTGTTTGCGTAATTCGTTGAAAATATGTATCTTTACATCGTAATAAATTGGCATATTCTATCCCTTTCTCCATTTCGGGATGAAGCGGTTCCCGGAAGGTTTAAAGCCGGTTGTCCGCCGCACATACTCCATATCATCCGACAGTTCCAATTGTCCTGCATACTTGTCATAAGGCTGTTCCGCAATGAGAGTCTTCACGATGTCCCGGAACAGTTCCAGATCCTTTTCCCGGCAGCGGTCTGAAATACGGAACCGGCAGCCTTCCGGCAAATCGACACACATCAGATACACCGCATCATAGAACGCCATGAAACGTTCGGGCGCCATCTCGTAGAGTGGGATAAGCCTGGTCATGATACTGGAATGTGTCTCGCCCATCAGAATGCAAGTTTGTTGTCCGGATTGCCAACCGGTAGTTCATGCGGGTCACTTTGGGGCGTCTGCTCTCCGGCTGTCTTGCCTATGGTGAAATACTCCACTCCTCCGGACTTGTCATCTATGACCGGTTTCCCGTCCTTGTCCAGGAAGAGAGGCAGACCGCTTTTGGCATCATACTTGTGCGGATTGAACACCCAGCCTTTCCATTCGCAGTATTTTTTTATCTTTTCCTTGAAGGCAGTGGTACTGATGTATTTGCTTTGTTGCGGATCATAGTTTCGGAAATTATCATAAATCTCCTTGCGTGGGGTACGGTGACAGTGCTCCTCGCTGCTGAAGTATTCGTCCGCCCAGGATATGATGGTCTCGCCAATCTCCTGCCTTAGCTTACGCTGCTGCAGGCGTTCGCCCGGTGCCTGCACGACCCCGAATTTAAGATAGAGCTGTATGCAGTTGGCCAGCATGTTCCAGGTCAGGTTCCACTGGGTGAAGTCCCATTCGGAAAAGAACAGTACCCCGAAATCATCCATGGGCTTGTGCTTGTCATTATAAAAATCGGAGAAGGCTATCAGCCATTGCCTGTCGGTATAGCTGGAGCCGGTACCGCGGATGGCGTGGTTCGTAGGAATATATACTTTCGGCGATTTGGCGAACGGATAAGTGATACGTGCGCCACCCTTTTTGTTCACGGTCCAGTCCCCGGTGAGATTGGGGAACAGAAACTCGAAGTTGAAGTTCAGCATGACATCGTCGATGAATACCAGGCGTGTCCGTTCGTCGATGTCATTCCAGATAAAGCTGTCGTTGAAGATGTCCGTCCGTTTCCCGGATATATAGACTGTATCGACAACCTGGCGCATCAGCTCACCGACAAGTGACTTGCCGCTGCGTCCGTTGCTGTCACCGACTTCCGACTGCTTGCCGTCCATGCCGATAACGGCACGTGTCACGTTCGCGTCCTTGCATTCCATCAGCATGTAGCCGATGGCGCACATCTTTGAAAGCAGATGAAGGTTGTTTTCAAAGATTTCACTCTCCTCAATCTCTTCAGGCCTCTTTCTCCAGGTGAAATTGCTGGTATTGATAAGGAACTGGAGATAGTGGCATTTCCTGCCTTCCGGAGAGAGTTCGTAGTCATACCTGCCATCCTTCTCCCTGAACACAATGAGGGGGTGGCCGAGGTATCTGGCGTCGGTGTTCTTCCGCTGTTCATCCCATATCTGGTGGGTGATGCTTTCATATCCCACTTCCTTGACCTCATGCTGGGTGATGTGCCAGCAACGGTCACGGAAATAGAAATATTGCTCGTCACGGGACGGGGAGATGAAGTTCGGCTGGATGAAGGCGAGCCTTGACATCTGGAACGGTCCGACGTATTGCGATCCTCCCTTGAGCAACTGGTTGTTGACGAAGCGGCTGCAGTTCTGTTCGGCAAAGGCGAACATGAAATCGCGTGCGTCCTCCACGTCAATGGTACGGACTACCGGTGGCTCCAGATGGATATATGTCCAGAGTTTGGTATCGAGCAGGCGGTAACGGCCGATACCCCGGTTCTGGAAAAAGGTCTTGGCGGCCACATAGTCGTACTCAAACACCGGCACCCTGTTACCGTTCGTTTCCTTGTAGTCCTCATTCCAGAACTTCTCATCCTCATCATAGGGTAGGGCGGATACCAATTTGCCGTTCTCGTCAAACTTCCAGGCATAGCGGCCAAAGATAAATTCCGGAAGCTCCTGCAGGACCTCGCGGTGCTGCTCGGCGAATTTCTCATGGCTGTGCAGGTTCCATAATTCCCGCAGCTTCTGGTCATTCCATGTGGTGATTTTGAACACTTCCACATACTTTCCCATTCCGGATTTTTCATTGCAGGCAAATTCCAGGTCTTCGGCCAGTTCCTCTTCATGGCCGGCCAGTTTATCGGCCAAGAGGTCGTCCAGTCCCTTGTCGCCTTCATCGTTCTTGTTGATGTGGCCAATGAATATTTCCACCATGATGCCGCGGTTCTTCAGCATACGCATATATTCCTTGAAGTTGCGAGCAGCGGAGAAGAAACACCGGGGGCGTGTATCGACGGGGGTATTAAATTTTATATTATTGGAGAGATCATTCCAGTCCGCATCAAAAATGAAAGCCACTTCCTTGACTCCGCAGACTGTGATTATCTTGACAAGATCCTCCGGCAACGCCCCTTTCTGTCCCAGGTTCTGGATGCCGCTGACCGCTATGGAGGGGATACCGTGCTTGCATGCCTTTTCCGCTTTCTTTTCCCCTTCCTGGATGTAGAGCCTTGGGAACTGTTCTTTCCTCTTGTACATCTGCCTCATGCGTTCCGGGATGTATATGGGCGTACCGCTGCCGGCAGGAGACTTGTATTTGAACGGTTTCCCTTCCTTGTCCCGGTGTTCATCCGGGAACTGCCAGCGGACGCGGTAATACACTTTGAGCTCCTGCTTGCCACGCCCCGGCAGCTTACGGGTATAAGTGACCGGCATGCCGTCCAGGTCGTAATATTCGATGATGACATCATCCCCGTCAACGATATTGCCGTATTCGTCAACGGTTCCCGGACGGAAAGTCTTCGCCTCGAAAATGCTCTGTGTATCTCCCTTCTTGAAGATATGTGCCGTCACGTCCTGATAGGTCAGACCGCTGTCAGCAAGCATACGGGCGCAGAATGTATCGACACTTTCTCCCTTGGCCTCCTTGCTCCGTTTCTTCATTTTTGTGGGTTTGGAAGGTTTCTTCTCCGGTTTGGGGTCCAGCAATACATTGAATTTGCGCGCCAGGTAATCGCATGCCTCCAGGAATTGCATGTCTTCTGCCCTCTGCAGATAGTCCAGCGGTTCTTTGCCTTTTATATCCGGGCAACTGAAGCATTTGAAAATCTGTTTGGCCGGAGAGATATGTAACTTCTCTTGTCCATGGCATTTAGGGCATTCGCATTTATATTCGGCCCCCTGTTTGCGTAGTTCGTGGAAGTCACCGATAACATCAAGGAGCCTGCCTTTGGAAGCCTCCTTGATTCGTTTTATATCGTCTTGAGTAAAGTACATAGTTCTGTATATTGCCGCTACGAATTACACTGTTTCCGGGTTCGGATGGTAGGACTTAAATCTTGCCGAGAAACAGCAAATACGTATCGAGTTCATTTTTCAGTCGGGCATTCTCATTCCTGAGCTGCTCTATCGTGTTATCCCGGCAGGAAACAGCCTGGTGCAGCCGGCTGATTTCCTGCGAGTAATCAATCTGTTTCTCACTCTTTTCCACCTTCTTCAGCAGTCTTTGCTTTACTTTGCCTATTTCCTGCTCAAGATAGGCGTTCCGCTTTAACAGACTTCTGACTTGGGCCTCCAAATGAATGGTGCGCTGCCGCTCCCTACGGTAATCCTTGAGCAGGTATTTGAATAAAGTTCCGATAGGGATATATGGTGTAAGATTTTCTTCCGTCATATGTTGTGGTGATTATCAAGGATGAGATTGGTGTGCCTTAAAACCATCGAGGAACATTTCGGCCATCACTATATTGATTCCGTGATGCTCCTTGGGGTTTTCTGGACGTCCGGTCAATGTCATGCTCAAATTCTCCTTACCATAATCACGCTCCACATCGAAGTATAATTCCTGCCCTCTGTCATCATGGAAAGTAATCCGGCACCTTTCCACCAATCCCCCCAGTTCTGAAGAGTCTAACCACAAGTCCGGCTTTTTATCTACCTTCAGATGACAGTAGCGGTGTACCTTGCCACTTTTTCTGATTAACTCCACTTCGACGATTGTCGCTACCTGATTGGTACGCAGAATGCGTACTTTCTGACCTTTCTTCATTGATATTTCTTTTTTATTGGTATTCATTTCATCTGGTTCTGATGCCAGTAAGAAATCATCTCACTCACATTACGAACCTTGATTTTCGCTTTGATATTCTCCCGATGGCGGTTCACCGTATAAGGTGATATGTGCAGTTCCGCTGCAATATCATCCGTCTGGCAATTGGAAGCGATGAGTCTGAAAACATTCATCTCACGGGCGGTTAGTGCCGTGTCAAGTTCCGGGCGACAAATCACTCCCTCATGTTCGCACTCACCTCGTAGTGGGCACTTTACCTCCTCGAATACGAATTGTCCATCCTTATTGATGTCAAGGTTGTATTGGTCATACTCGCCGAAGTTGCAGCGGATGAAGCGGTGAATTACCCGGAATTCATAATGCCACCTATTCATTGTACTACTGGAGTAAAGTTGCATTAACCTGGCATGTGCTTTCGGGTATCTGTCCCTGATGACAGCAAGCATGTACTCGATGGTCGGGCGGTTGTCCTCACAAAGCACAACTGCCGCATGCCCAAGTTCTTTAATCATCACATCACCTTCGGGGGTGTTGTAGAACTCGATGTTAGTTATCGGCATGAATTTCACAACGTGATGAGTTTGTAATATGTGCTTGCTCCATTTCGCGAACTTGAACTATAGCTTTGCGAATTAGTGAGGGATAAAATGTACCTTGTACATCTACTTTGTACCCACTTATGAATTCAAAGTGTGCATAAATCTGCTCTGGAGTGTATTTCACATCGCAGACTTTTAATTCTACCTTGAAAAACTCAAAATCCGCATAGGGATTACCACCGAAGGGTATTCTTTTAAATTCCTCCATAATTTGATTGGTTCTTAATTTTGTTGAATTATGAAAATGTTCTCATATAGTTCTCTTTCCAAAGGTTTGAAGGAGTCTTTTCTTAACTTGTCGTAGAATGTAATCAATGACATACCGCTTCTTCTTAGGAACTCATCACGGAGCCTCAGTCTCGTGCTTTTCTCCATCTGGTCGTAATGGTACTTGGGTACCATTTTTTGCTTTTTCTCTTCCATAATCTTAAATATTACGATTGTTATTATTATATTTATAACGCAAAGGTTTAAAATAATAGTCTAATATCAAAATATTAATCCTATTATTTTAATCTTATATTATTATTTAAATCTAGTATAAATAGTATAACATGTTTAATCCTGATAAAATAAGAAGATTATTTGAAGATAGAAAGATCAGTCAAGCACAGTTTCTGAAAGACACAAGTGTATCTAAATCAAACTTATATGTTTGGCTCAATAACACTTCGATTCCTGGTGCCGACAACCTGGAAATTATAGCAGATTATTTTAATGTACCAATAGATTATTTTTTTGATAGAGATATAAACTCTTCTGGAATTAATATAGGTCATCAAGTTAAGGGCAATGGTAATAAAATCTCTGGAGATATAACTTTAAGCGAGTGTCGCAAAGAGATAGAGCATCTCAACGCTCTATTGGAGGAAAAAGAAAGAGTGATAACTGAGAAAGAAAGAACAATTCAAATATTAATCCAAAAGCAGAAGTAATATGGATAAAAAAGCGTATCTCTATATTGTTGAAGCTGGGCAGTTCAGTTTTGAGGTGGAAATAAAAGAATTATTAGGGAAAGTAGGAGATACTATTTGCATCAGCACAGACGGAATTGACCCTGATGGATTTGACGTTAAAATAACTTGTATTGAGGAAGATTACTATGTGTATTGTTCAATGCCAGGTGTTGATTAAAACCTCCTTTCCTAAAAGTAATTTAGGTAACAAAAGATATATAATTGACTATCAGCCAGTATAAAAAGTAGTGGCAACGGAATCACAAGGAAAAATGCTAATAGGTTCATTGACAACTTGTTAGCATTTTCTTTTTATGCTATCTGCACAACATTTGCACAACTTGCGAATAGGGAAAGAAAAAGCCGGGGAATAATTCCGGCTATATTGTTGTTTTAACCCCACCGCTGATTTTGGGAGTTGGGTCGTATTCTGCTTTTTGTCTTCGTTTCTCGTCCTCGTCTTTAAGGTACTTGTTCCTTATCTCTTTGATGTCATTCGTCATTCCCCATACCTTGAAGAAGAGGATGATTTGCAGTACTCCGAATATTAGGAGTATGATGGTTAGAAAGTCAACCATAATCAGTCTATTTTATAAATCATTAATAAATGTTTCTGCCGCATTTTTTTCTGATAGGGTAAATTTTTGATATTCATTAATTGCTTGCTCAATAAACCCTTTATTTTTTAATACCCTCAATTTATTAAGAAGCCTCTCAAAAGCATCTTTGTCTATCTGGTCTATTTTCTTATAAGTATCAACTACAAACTCAATAGCATCTGTATCGTTCAATCCGGTTTCATCCATGTAATATTTGCAAGCTTCAGGTATTCTGTTTAACCGAATAAACTTTGCGATTATACTTTCCATAGAATCGTCAGTATTATATGGAATATTATTGTAGTCTGATGCTTGTATTTGAAGATGTGTAGTTTCTTTTATGGTATCTTCAGAACATGGGCATCTGTTTTCTAATTCCTTCTTTGCTATGATTAGCTTTTCTTCAAGAACTTTCTTAGTATAAGCTTCTTGTTCTTCTTGCTCTCTTAACTTTTTTGCTTCGTATTCTTTAGTTTCTTTGACTACTGTAACCTCTGCCGAAATTGCGCTATTATACTTTTCTATAATCCTTGCTTTTTCATAATTGTATTCTTCTTCTGATAGAAATCCTTTTTTCCAATAGTCATGAATGTCACTGAGAGCTTTGTACATGAAGTATCTATCTTCAAAGTTATTTTCTATCATAACAGCAGTTCCAGATGCAGATACCATAAACATGGATTTTCCTCCACCGGAAACTTCGTCAAAGTCTATATGTAATCCAACAATAGCATCAGCCTGAAAAGATTTGGCTTTTGCTTTTAATTCAGCCATTACTTCCTTGTATATGGTGTTTAGCTTGTTTTGATAGGTATTAGAGCGTCCGCCAAAAACATCTGTTAGTGATGCTGCAAAATCAGAGAAAAAATTTGCTCCAATAACTATATTCGCATTTACTACACCTAAGTATCGTTTTATTGAATAATTTTCTATATTATTAGTAGTTGTGATTATCATAATCTTAGATATTTAGTTTGTTCTTTAATTCGTTGAACACATCGGGATTTTCAAGTTCTCCCCAGTAGTATTTCTTATAACTGTCTCGGTCAAAACTCTGTTTCTTCTCATAAACGATTAAGCATTGTTTATCACAGAGGACTATTACAGTAGATTCAAGGAGGCAAGCGTATGAGCGAGCTTGCAAAAATGCTTCTTCTATTTCTTGATTGTTCTTCATGTAGAATTTTGCCTCAATTAAGACCTTTGCTTTTTCTTCGTCTGGCTTGTTGTCGTAATGCAGAGCGTAGTCGGGAAATATTCGGTGCCCACGTCCTGCATGTATTGGCAATTGGCGAATGAAGTCTTTGTTCTCATACCATCCCATTGAATTGAGCAATGGTTCCAGCAATTGTTTCTCCACATCCCTTTCGCACTCTATATTCACTCCTTCCGGCATAGTGGGAGCGTATAATTGTGGCAATGTATCGCTATCAAACCCTTTTCCCTTTATCATCCGTAAAAGTTCCAAATAGTCTTTCCCGGTCGATTGCCATCCGTTCACTCCTTGAAAGTTCTTCCTGACAAGCGAATGATTGGAAAAGTATTCATCGGTTTTCAACTCATTTAATGTGATGTGTGGTATGCTTATCCTATTTCCGATATAGATGCACCCATAATATCGAAATAGTGGGTCTATCACACCATCAGTAAGTGATTGGAAAATCCAGTGTAAGCTGCCCCCTAAAACCAAGCGATTCTGCCCCCTTGTGCTAAAATAATCCTACCCCCTTGATTCCAATATAAAAATACCCCTGCTTGGCAATGCCCGGCAGGGGATTTTTCGTAGATTTGATTCCCGTCTTGACCGGTGGGATAAAATCATTTCTACTATGACAACAAAGATAGCAAACATCCTCCAATGTTACGCATTGGGGATGGGGATAAAGCAGATAAGCAGGAGCTTTGAGCTTTCCCGCAACACGGTGCGCAGATATGTGCGCCTGTTTCAAGAGTGTGGTATACCGATAAAGGAGTTGGCCGCCATGCCTTCCGCTCGCATCCAGGAAATGTTCTCTGAAGGTGTTGGCCGTAACAGGGAACCGTCACAACGCCAGCTTGAGCTTGAGGCACTCCTTCCTGAGTATGCTGCCCGGCTTAGCCGCCGAGGCGTAACAGTGAAAACCCTGTACGAAGAGTACCGCGAGACCCATCCTGACGGATACAGACATGCCAGTTTCGGCAACTATCTCATGCGTTACCGTATGGTGACACATGTCGTAGGCCATGTCGAGCATTATGCCGGAGACCAGATGTATATCGACTTCGCCGGTGACAAACTGGAAGTCGTTGACAGTGAAAGCGGTGAATGTCGCAGCGTTGAAGTGTTCGTGGCCATACTTCCGTGCAGCCACTATACCTATTGTGAGGCGGTCTGGTCCCAGTCAAGACAGGACTTGATTAAGGCGTGTGAGAACGCGCTTCATTTTTACGGCGGGGTTCCGATGGCGATCGTACCAGACAACCTCAAATCGGCGGTAACCCGCAGCGACCGTAACGAGCCGGTAATCAACGAGGAGTTTGCGGCATTTGCCGAACACTACGGATGTACCGTATACCCCACACGGGTACGTCATCCAAAGGACAAGGCCTTGGTGGAGAATGCCGTGAAGCTACTTTACCGATCCGTCTACGCTGACATCGAGGGTCTTGTATTCCACTCGCTGGAGTCTCTGAATGCGGCCATATCCGAATCGCTCTCGGCCTTCAACGGACGCAGGATGAGCGGGCGTCCCCAGTCCAGACGGGAACAGTTCGAGCAGATTGAGTCCGACTGCCTCCGCCCGCTTCCCGCCATACGCCATCAGATGAAAGAGCGACGCTCCGCAACAGTAATGCGTAACGGCTATGTCACCTTCAGGCTTCACCATTACAGCGTACCGAAAGAGTATATAGGCAAACGTGTCGAGATTGTCTATGATGCGGACACGCTGGAAATATATCATGGCCTGCGTCTGGTGACCACACACCAGCGCGATGACACGCCATACTCCTATACGACCAAGGATGCCCACGGACTGCCCGGACGTCATGGAAGTTATGAAAAGGATCTGGAACAGATTTACGAACGGGCCGGCCAGACAGATAACGTCCTGCTGCTGTATCTGCGCAAGGTGGCGGAACTCAAGAAGTATCCTCCCGCGGCGTTCCGTTCATGCAGAGGCATCATGGCGTTGGAGAAGACCTTCGGGCTGGAACGGTTGGTGGCGGCAAGCGCATGCGCCACGCAACTGCGCCTATACGGATATCAGGAGATAAGGCGGATCCTTGAACGCGGGGATGATGCAGACTTCCTGTCAAAAGACGACATTGACGATGAGGTCCCCGTAACATCTATCCACAAAAACATCCGCGGAGCAGCCTACTTCGCACAATTAAAACATTTAAATAGAGACAACAATGGAAACAAATAATCTTACTGCACCGATAGCTGTCGAAAAAGACCGCAACACGTTGACAATCGAACTGATGAACCGTATGAAGCTGCACGGCATGGCCGCCGCCTTCACTGAAAGCCTAACCTCCACTATGGCAGAAACAATGACAATCGACTCTTTCCTGCACATGTTACTTGCCAGGGAATGGGACTACCGTGCCAATGCAGCCATCCAACGCCTTATACGCGGGGCGGCGTTCCGCTACAAGGCCTGCCTCGAGCAGATAGACTATGCAATCCCGCGTGGCCTTGACCGCAATCAGATGGAGCGGCTTGCATCGCTGGAGTTCATCCGCAAGGGACAGAACCTCTTCATCACAGGGTC